TGACTGCTCTAATGATGTTTCGTTTAGGTCAGCTGCTGTTGCTAACTCATTACGGAAGTTTCCTCCGCCCACAGTTGGGTGGTCGGTAGCACAAAGCTCTTTACCATCTCCGTATGTCACAGTGCTATCAAAAGCATTGTTCAATACAGCGGCGGCTTTGACCTGCTTTGTATTTGCCATGGAACGAGCTAATGCTCTAGTGTAACGAGAGCTGAGTCTATCATAGAGGTTATCCTCTACTGCTTCTTCAGTAATCGCAAACGCAAGAGCGATTGTTTCATGGGTGTAACGAGCAGTATAGGCTTCGTTAGCAGTATCAAATGAAACTGCTTGTCCTTCACCTTTTACTGGTGCGCTACCAAACCCTGATAACATTACCTCTTCTTCAAACGCTCTGTCTGAAGATTCCGTTTCGTAGATCTCGGCATGTTCATTATCATACCGATCGTATTCCAATCCAAAAAGCGCATTGAGTCCTGGCTCAAGTTCTTTAAGGAGTTGCGACCTTGCTATAGCCATATCATATCCTCCTTATATGCCAGTTGTAGCAGTGTGGAATGGGAGGTTTAGTTTGACTAAGGCGATAACACCAGCTGCGGTGTAATCAATTCCTTCGACATCTTTAAACCCGACAATCCTGAAATTATCAGTTGCAGTAGTCGCACCTGCTGTTGCGACTGAAAGCTCACCGATAGAGATACCTGCACTTCCTGTAGTAGAACCGAAGTTGACACCTTCCGCATTTGAATGAATTAGTGCGGTAGCTGTTGCTAAATTAGTTAGCGAAGCATCACACTGCACTTCATACACTTGCATCGGATCGTCATAAACAAACACTGTTGCTTCTGTTCCAGACTTCAGAGAAGCTGTTCCAGGATAATTATTATCAAAAGTAGGCGTTCCGTCTAAAGCTGTATATTGACAACCTGCCATAACACCAAGAATCGCTACCGAACCACCGTCTGCCGCGCTCACATCTACAAGACCGTTTGTAAGAGGAATCACCATATCGCCTTGGTATATTGCGCTTGATGAACCTGCTACTCCAGGAATTTGTACTTTATAAGGCGTCAATCCATTGCCGTTCGGTGTAGACCCTATCTTGTTATGTGGACGAAGCCCAAATGGTGAATCTGTATTCGCCATGTGTTTTTCTCCTATAAAAGATTAAGAATCGGATCCTTTTTCGGACCCACCAAAGGTTACACGAGACTGCCTATCAGGTTTACTAATAGGCATCGATGGATGTTGCTCCCTTAACAAATCGTTATCCACAGCTTTCATTTGATCGTCAGTTTTTTCTTTGAAATATGCGTTTCTTTCGCGATTTGTTTCAATTGGGAACCTTGCAAGTATCAGACCGCCTACCCCAATCACTCCGGCATGTTTGCCATCTTGGACTGTAGGGGCTTCAAAATCTGGATACTCATCAGCGCGAACAAGTTCAAAGCCTTCGCGGAGGCGAGCAGAAAGGTTTTTATTATCGTCGTATCCCATAACCGAAGCTCGGATCCAACGATGATGATAGCCTTCTGGGGCTGGTGGTGCGTCTAATTGAGACGGAGGTCGCCAAGGTTTAGCTCGGCTCTGTTTTTCCCTTGTTTGGGAAGTGCGTGGGTTTCTTTCAGACATTAGAGTTCCTCACGAAGTTTGGAGGCGTTGTTTCTGCCTCGCATATTGTTCATAACTTACACCGAGTTTATCTGCAATAGCAACCTCAGATTTTGTAAGTTTGATTTTTTGTTGTTTTGATTTACCAGAATTACGGTTTGCACTAGCAACCGCAGGGCCAGAAGTACGAGTTTGTGGGGTCGCATCTGCAAATTTATGCGGAAACTCAACTCGCATTCTTTTATCAACTTCATTATAGTACTCATCACTTTGTGGATCATAACCCTCATTATCTACAAGTTTTTTGTGGATACTAAATGCAGTTAATGTCATAGGCTCATCTGTACCAAACCAATCATTCCTTGCTGCCCATGCACTTGCTTTAGGGTCAGGCGGTGGAGGCGTATTTGCTAACTGCTGTTGTTGATATGGGGTTGGTTGTTGTGGCTGTTGAGCTATTTGCTCTCTTTGCGTTTTAACTTGCGCTAATCGCTCTGAATGAACACCTAACTCACCAAGTTTACCTTGTGCCTCTACCTGTGCATCAATATCACCCCGATCAATAGCTTCTTTTAATGTAGCTTTCCAAAGCTCTTTTTCAGCCGTAACTCTATTTTCAAACTCTGAAACATACGAGCTATCTAAAGTATTTGCATTTTTGCGGAGATCATCAAGCTCTTTTTTAGTTGCTTGTGCAAAATCAAGTGCTGCTTTTTCGCGTCGCTCTGACTCGCGCATCTTTGCCGTAAGTTTATTTATACGTTTTTGTACGCCCTCACTATACTGTTCTAGTTCGTCTGTACTTTTTTGTTCTGGTTGCTCATCAACAACCTCAACATTATCTTGTTGCTCCGAGAGGTCTACTTCTACATTTTCCTCTTCTGCACCCTCTTCAAACTCGATTTCTTGTTGTACTTCAGCGTCTGCCATTTTTCACTCCGTGCTAATAATGTAAAATATCATCAGGGTCAGTTATACGAGCTAAGATTTCATCATCATTTAGAAGACGAACCTCACCTCCTTCTATTTTAAACCGACTACCTGCATACCGTCCAAAAATAACCCAATCGCCTTTTTTGCACCAAGGCTCTGAGTTTTCACCAAACTTATCTGCATCTAGATAAGCAAGAGGCCCTACTTTCAGCACGTAACCACAAACAGTTCCTAATGCTTCTTTTTCTCTAACCTCTGTTGGTAATAAAATACCACCATCTGTTTGTTTTTTACCTTGATATGGTAGTAATAAAATTCGCCACCCTGTAGGTTCTGGCAATCTACTCATAGCAGTATCTGTAATTTTTGAAGGGTCTAAAAAACGATCTTCAGCACGAACGTATGCTTCTTCTAGTACACCTATTTTTTGTTTGGGGGTTCTTTAGGCTTTTTATCCACATAATGATCGGGGACCAATAGTGTTTTACTCATCATCTTCCACCTTTTCTAGCAGGTCTCTAAGATCCTGTTCTGTTATTGCAAGTTCCGCGAGTTTTGCGCGGAGTTCCTTGAATGCAGTAAAATCTGGTACAGGGCCATGACATATGGCATCAACTACCACATCTTTCCGTTCGCGGATATTCTTCAACATTTTTTCGTATATGTAAAGTTCTGACATTACATTAACTCAAAATGTGGGCCATCTATAAATGGTCGTTTACCCTCCCCCCTACGAATATCGATATAATTCATCATTGCTTCTTCCATTGTACCTTCCCATGCAGCTATGTTTGCTGTAGTCCAAGCACCGCCCCAACGGACAGCGGCATTACATTCCCGAGCAGCTTCTGCCATAGCATCCGCTACTTCATCATAAACATTTATTTCCCAGGAAGCCCGACCATCAATATATGCCATCAGATCTACTGCTTTACCTTCTAAATGTTTAGATTTCATCGTTTTTGTTGCACCTTTCGCAAACAAAGATTGTTGCTCTTCTAATGTTCTTCTACCACAAATAACGCCAAAATCAACTGTAGTCACAGTAATCGCTTTTTTAACAACTTTGACTAAAAGGCTGTTCACACCTTCTAATCGCTCATTACTTCTTGTTGATAACATAAACATTATTTAGATATCCCCTTGTACTTCTCAAAACTTCTGAGGCCACCTAACCCTAACATCCCCATCAGTACAGGCATCATTTCACCTAGATCGAGTGCAGGTAGCGCAACGAGATAATCTAATTGTGCTAATGTAAAAATCATTATTGGATGCACAACATAATTATATGCCATCGCTACGCCACACGTCCAACCGATAAACGGACGCCATCCTGCTACAAAAATGTTACGACTTTGCGCCTCTGCTTTGTTTATTTCAAGCTGGCCTTTTGCAAGCTCTTGGGCATGGCGTTCTGCCATCGTAGATATTTCATGGGCAAGTTTATTCTTTTGGTCTTTATCTTCTATAAATTTATCAAGCAGTCCTGTAACAGGTTGGACTAACGAGCCTAATAAATTTATCATTTTTTATTCGCCCAAGTGCTAAATCCCATATACGCACCGCACAAACTAGCAAGAGCAAAATACATAGAACTAATTAATCCGCTCAACGCAGTTACTCTTGCTTCAGGAACAATAGGCGTACACATGAGTATTGTAATACAAACCATCAATGCAAAAGCGCAAATAGCCATGTACCTCTGCGTTTCTTGTTTATCATGGGCATCACTGGCTTGTTCTTCTTCAATAGAAATTTTGCCATCCCCATCATAATCTTTTGCTGGATTCATCATGCTCTTTTCTTCCCATTTTTACGATTTCTGCTTCCTAATCCTTTAAAATCTGCACCAGTTATTTTGTTTCTCGGTGGACGGACTGCTGCTATTTTCTTTTGTTTAGGGGATAATTTTTTTACAGCCATTACACACTCCTCTTTTTAGGTCTTGCTTTTCTTATTTGGTTTTTTCCTGCTTTTGCTATAGCTGCTTGTTTTGGTTTACCTCCGTATTTACTGCGCTGTTCTAATACAGTTAATATTTGTATTTTCCTAGCAAAAGGTTTTTTTATCTTTTTTACTTTTGCAACTGTTGCTCTAGCATCGGCAGGAGTAGCATACTTTATCCTGACAGTATCTCTAGGATTTTCATCAGTGTAAAGCCTTCTGCCACTTTTAGGAGGCTTTTTTCCTGTTCCTACCCTTGGGTCTCGCTTTGCTCTGGACAACTTTACTATATCCTTTTTTCTGGTCTTTTAATATTTTAGTTAAAGTTTTTGCTTGGCCCCTATGTGATTTAGACGCTTTGTTTAAACTTTTTATTACTTTCCGCAACGGCTTAGTATAATGAGGCATCAGTGCTAACCTTACGTTTTTTTCTTTTTACTTTTGCCTTTACCTAACAAATCAGAATCTGCTTTACGAGCACCACCTTTACCCGAAACAAAACTTTTTACTCTGCCCATAGCCCACGCATGTTGCGAGGTTTTAGGTCTACTACCAGAAGAAAAGTATGCACCTAATCCTCTTTTGTAAACTTTATCTAATGTGCTTTTAGAAAACCTTCCAGCTCCTGGGATAGAACTATACTTACCAGAACTTTTTTTAGCAGCGGGTTTTTTTGCAGTAGCCATTATGATTTACTCCTTTGCTTACTAATTCGCTCCATCATAGCAGGGGTCAGTTTGCCTTGCCTATACAGTTTCGCAGTCCTTTTAATCTCAGCTTCCCTTGCTTTAGGGTTTTTTGCACCTCGCACATATACTTGTGGCACACCCTTTTTAGTCTTAGGTACTTTTTTAAATTTTCTTTTTGCGGGAGCTTTTGCCATTCTTTTTCTTCCTATTATCAGAATACAAATTATCAAAAGTAGTAACAGGGTCTAAGTAAGATTCATGGCCCTCTGCAGAATGTACCCATTGCGATGGTGCAAAATTAGGAGCGCCCTCGCCTGTACGCCAAAGAGCTGGACTAGTAGCTCGCACTCTATTATTCGGCAATGCTACAAAATTACCAGTCCACTCACCTGCATCCGTAAGGTAAATTACATGGGATTGTTTATGTTGGGCAGGATCATCTGCTATATCATTACCTGTGTAATCTACAGTAAACATGTATTTACCAGTGTAAAACTCACCATCTATTTTACATATCCACGGTGATGAGCTTACACGATCCATAATAACAACACTATGGTCTCTAGATTCACAATCCCAAGGCTGGCATAAATGATCTAACATTGGCTCGGGCCATTCTTGCAAAGGTATATCTGCAACTAATGCTTCTATTGGCATCCTTGCCCACATAGCACCGCCATGTACATTTTCGCCTGTTTCCTCTAACTCTTCACAACCTGTAAATACAACCTGAAAACTTAACGACCTATCAGGTATTGTATTTACCGCAAAAGCCACTGCATGAAGATACTCGCCATGATAATCCATGTGGTTACAAGTAAACTCCCTCCGCACCCAACAATTAAAGTGCGGAACATTACTAATCAAATAAGGCATAAACTATTAACCTCTAGTGTTTGCATTTCTTTGCAAAGCAATCCTAGCTCTCATTTGTGCAATATCCTCTGTACTGTTTATCCTATCTTGGCCTAATTGGAATTGTTGCTGTTGCCGTTGTTGATCTAAAGCTAACTTTCTTTGGTCTGTTTGCTGGTCAGCTAACATTTCCTGTTCACGCAATGCTAACTCTTGTTGCTTGATCTTGACAAGTGGGTCTTCTTCTTGTGCTGGTGGCATTGATTGTTGGAACTGTGCAATTAATTGTGCTTGCGTTTGAGCAATCATACCTTCTACTTGTTCTGGCGAAACTTGTTGTCCCTGCATTTGTTGCTGTACAACTATCCTAGCTTTTAAACCAAGATGTTCGTAAATATGTTTTTCTAGTAATATGGCTACAGGTGGTTGCATTTGAGCAACCCTACTATTGATGTATGCTAAATGCACTGCAATATGAGCATCATGATCTTGCTCTGGGTAAGCTTGTAATTTACCCTGCCCATTAGCCACATTACTCGTTTCCATATTCTCCATTGTTGGATCCATGGGGCGTTGCTCAGGTTCAGGTTTTAATATTTGGTCAATATTATTAACACCCAAAGCCTCATACACACGGTGATATGCTTCATACAAATTGTGCATATCGGGCGCAGCAACCGCTAATTTGAGCTGTTCTTGTGCTAATACAACCCTTTGCGACATACTAAAAATATTTGGGTCACTTACTGGCAAGATATCTATCCTACCATCAAAATCCGAACTTTTTATTTGTGCATCAGCTCCTGCATTGTATGGATAAGGCCGTGGATCTTGTGCAAATAAAGCACCTAACATTTTTAATTCTTGTTTTAATGATGCATGTAATCGTTTATGCACTGCAGAAACTATACGGCTACCTCTTTCAAGTAAGGCAATAGTTGTACCAACAGGCATTTCTTGGTTACCCTGACCAACACCCATATCAGTCGTACCAATAAACCGTTGTGCGGCATCAACAACAAAACCCATTAACTGAAACAGTGTTCCACTAGGCTCTTTATACGGTAATGGCATTAAAGATGCTTTTAAATCACCTCCTGGAACATCAACATCTCTAAATTCTCCTGGATTTAGTGGGCTTTGCTCATCTGCAATCCGCAAACCACGAGCTTTAAATCCTGCTGGCATATTTGCCAATGTGCCAGAGTCAATTAACTGCCGTAAATTAGCTGTTGCCGTCCTAGATAAATTACCAAGCAGATGTATTAGCCCAAAACCGTAAAAACCTAATCCTGGAGTAAATTTATATTGCACAAAATGCTGAATTTTATCTTTATTTGGGTCATTTTGTAAGTAATTACGCCTAATTGACAATACTTCACCTGTATCTTTGCATACAGTTGCTATATATGGCAGTTTTAAACCAGAAGTTTCGCCATCTTCACGTTTATCTGCGTACTCTTCTAGATCTAAAAAACAATGACATTCAAGCAATGTAAATTGATCATCATTATATGAAGGGCTTATACCCTCAATATCATCATAAGCAGTCTGCACATCATCTGTTTCTGGCGATGCACTGCTCTCACTATCCATTTCCATGTAAAAACCAGATAATTGTAACTTTTTTAACTCATTTTTTGATATTTTTATTACATGAGTTATCCGCTCTGCAGATTGTAAATCAGTTGCAATGTACGGAACAATCACATCTTCGGCTGGCACAAACTTACTTACTGGCCTATCTAGCATTTCATCGCGGTATATTTTCTTAAATGCACTCCCTGCTAACCCTAAGTAATATAACATCTGGTCAAACTCAGGCTCATACTCTTCCATCTCATACATAAGCTGGTAATTCATGTATGTTTGTACTCGTTGAGCCTGTTGCTCTGTTTCGGGTGTTGGTATACCAATAATATTTGCTCGTACTGGCCCTTGGCTTGGCAACATTTCTTTATATGCTGAGGCCTGAAACTGTGTAACAGCCTCATTTAATAACGGATGTATTACACCAGTAGCACCCTCAAAAGGCTCAGTACGTGTTTCATACCGCATACCAAGCAAATCTAATCCCTTAATATAAGTATCTTCCCAATCACTACGGCTACTTTTATCTTCTTCTACTGTAGAAGTTACATAACTCGCAACTTCAGCTAATGTGGTATCTTTTAAACCTTCTGCTAAATTATCGTAAAAATTTGCAGGCTCCTCACCAAATACCTGCTCATCCATACCTGCGGTTATTTCTACACCGCCATCATCATCTTCTACGATTTCTATCTCACCTTGGAAAAAATCATTCTCTTGGTTAAGCAAATCCTCTTCTTCAAAACTTAAATCAGAAACTGGTGCCTGTATTAAAGCGCGATCTACATTGTTTGCTTTAGGAGATAATGCCATTAATAGTAACTCCTTACTCTTGGGGGTGCCTCTTCATCTTCATAATCTTCTGGGTGCTGTATAAAACCACCCTCTCTAAATCTTCGCAACGCCTGTGTTACCGTATCAACATAATCATCATGCTCTCCAGCAGGAAACGCCGCACACTCCTCAATCACCTCTTCCGACCAACGAGTATCTGGCGCCCATACTAATCCTGATTCGAGTAATGGTGCAATAGAATTTACTCGCGTATATTTATCATTACCTCTAGAAGGACTATAATTCTGCACCGGAATACCCATATTACGCAATTCTTGGGTTAATGGCATACCCGAAGCCTTTGCCTCAATTAATACACATTCCGGATCCCAATACTTATATTCCTCTAATGCTTTACGTCGTAACTCAGGAAAATCCCACCTACCTCTCTGGGCATCAACCAGTAATATATTTGCTGGCGCTCCATCATACGGATAAAATACTCCCCACGTTGTTATAGCACTATAATCCGCTGACTCTTTTTTACTATACGCTGTATCATAAGATTGCATTACATAATCTAAATGCGGTAACTCCTCTTTCTCCCACTCCTGCCACCAATCACGTTTTAATATCGCAGCTCCCTCACTCGTCGGGTTTTGCTGCCACTGCGCTTCCCACTTACCTACCGATAAACTTCCCTTAACCGCTAATAAATCTTCCTTCTTCCAATACTCAGGCCATAATGGTTCATTCGACTCTGGCATTAATGCAGGAAACTCAACAACTTCCCACTTATCTGCTAATATATCTCGCGCTTGCTGACGCAACAGCTTACCTGTTAAA